GTAGTATCGAATTTTGCAGTTGCAGTACTTCCTACTGCTGCTGCTGTGAACGCAGCTTGAGCTGTGAAGGCTCTATCTGCGATTGATATTTTAGTTCTATCTTCCAAAAATCGGAATTGAGAGTCCGTTGTTGGAACTTTACCTACTTTAGACAAGTAAACAAAAAATGGAGATTCTTCAGGTGCAAGGTCTGCGATTCTATCGCTAAAATCAAATAATCTTCTTGTATGAAAATCAGTATTCGATACACCAGGAGTTCTTGTTCCATTAGCTGACAAATTGCCTGCGCTATATGTTGCCATATTCTTTTTCCTTTATTAGGTGTTATAACACATTGCTTCTGCCCCCAGCTTTTACAATACCATCCCACATATTGTCGATTGAAGATTTTTGTTGTGGCTTTTGTCCTTGCATTACGCCTGGACTTGTAGGCACAGCTTGATTCTCACGAACTTGTGTTAGGTCTACTTGTTGCTGAGTAGAAGTGTTATTTCCTTGAACAGTCCTCCACATATTAATCACATTGTCCAGTCCTAATTCGTTAGCAGGGGTTGACGCAAATTTCTTAAAATCAGTTACTTCATCAGGAGTTAATCCTTTTGATTGCAAATCTGATTCAAGTTTATCCATAGCCATTTTTTCTTGCATACCAGCCATACGCTGTTGTACGCCTTTATCAATAGCTTCTTGTTGTTGCGTTTCCCTAAACTTGTAGGATTCTGAATTGGGATTTGTGAATGACTCCCAAGCATCGAAATCTTCTGGGTTTAGATTCTGTCTATTTACACCATTCTGGACAGGCAATGTTTCGTTACCAACGCCATTCGCTCTATTCTTCATTTCTTGAGCCAAATCAGGATTCTTTTGTAAGAAGTCTCCCATTGTCTCTAACTGAGATTTAAGTTTTTGGTTTTCCGAATTTGCTTTGTCTTTTTCAGATTGATGATATTTAGCAGACTGTTCCCAGTCAACTCCTTCTTGAACTCCCTCAGATTCATATCCTTGGTTTACCTCTTCAGATTCCTCCTGATATGACTCTTCTCCAGTTTGGGTTGTGTACTCTTCGTTCACTTATCGCTCCTTTGCTATTTCTTCTGAGATTTAACACGCTCTTTGTCTTCTAAGCGTATCTTCTCTGATTGAAGTTTAACAGCATTTGATAATTTGCCGAGTGCATCTTTACTTGATGACCTTGCTCGCATTTCTGCGTCTGCAATCTTGGTCTTGGATTTCTCCACTTCTATCTGCTGTTTGGTGTGCACTGTTTCCCTTCTCGCAGTTTGGAGGTCTCCACTAAGTTCTTTAATTTGAGCTTGTGCTTGTTGTAGTTGTTGTTGAAGTTGTGAAATCTCACTAATCCTTTCCATAACTCCTTGCTTGTCAAATATCTCTGTTTTCTTCAATGCTTCAGTCCTATCTATTAATCCATTTTGATAAGCTTCCATGTAAACAGACCATTCACCCCATCTATTCGATGGTAATGTGGAATTACCTATAACCCTAATATCATATTGACCTAAAGTTATATCATTTTGCATACTAACTATTTCATTAGACTTATCATCATACAATTCATTAATTGTAAATTCATTTAAGTCATTATTTGGTTGCACTACTCTAAAAGTTTTTTGGAATGTATAGTGGCTTTTTGCTAAGTTATATATAACCATGCCAAGCCTTTTTAAGCTACCTTCAATATCTCTTAATTTTGATTTGACCCTTCGAGCTCCAAAGTCCTCAATTTGCATTGTTGCACTTGCAGTTCTCGGAGCAGCTTCTGCATTTCCTTGCGATAATTCAAATATCCCCATATTTAAATCAATGTATCTTTCTGCTTGTTGCAATAATGAATATATAGAAGAGGAGATAGGTTGTGGTGCTGGAAAATGTGGCTCGCCAAACGAAGGGTCGTATTCAATAGTAGCATTGGGATTTGCCCAATCACGCTCTAACTGCTCAACATCCTGAACAGAGCCTGTGGGGATTAAGAGTTTTAACCCTGCACTCGACTGAGCATGAGACATAAGCAAGCTCATCATTTTATTGATGTATCTTTGCATATCCCTACATTTTCTAACATCACTCATTGGATATGGAGTATTAGTCCAAATATTAGGAACAGGTACAACAGGATATGTATCTGTATTTAAAATTGTCTCAAATAGCACAACTTGACCGACAGAACAAGTAAGTCTAATTCTATTTTGTAATACTTGCACATAATCAAACATTTGATTTTCTATCATTTGTTTTATTCGTGGGTCTGCAAGTAAATTCTGCATTTGAGATTCATCTACTATTTGTTCTTGACCTGTTGTTTTATCTAATATTCTATAATAAGGTACTTTAATTTTTGTAAATCGTTCTAATAAGAGATATTTACCTTCTCCTTGATAATCGTAGTCTTTAGTTACATCAGGTGTAAATGCTCCAACATATGAGCGATTTTGAGCATTAGGATAAGTTTCTTGCTCACCTGTAAAATCAGTTTCTAAAGAATCAAGAAGAGTATCCCCTTCTTCATTGATTGGATTGACTACTTGAGGATAAAAATTTGTTAATTGGTCTTTCGACATGATTGTAGATAATATTATATCCGATGCATCGTCTAAATACTTGCTTCGAGAATTTGGGTCTACAACCACTCTAAATGGGTCTACATATGAAAACTTAACTTCACCACGACCATAATCAGCTTCTCTATCTATATAAGCATAAAAATAACCAAGTCCTGTAACAGCGTAATCATGGACAACTTGTTTAAATGTTTCATTACCATCAGATATATCCCATATATATTCAAGTATAGTTCTCCATACAGTAGCCATTTTATTATCAGAGTCTTCTCTGCCAACAGCTGTAAACTTTGGTGGTTTAGCTGTTAATTGAGATTTCATCTGTTCTATAGCAGAATACATCCTATCTATAGTAAGATTTGATTGATTCCTCTCAGCAAGTTCATCTGCTTCTGTTTCGTTGAAGTGGTTACCAAGATAGAAATCCATATCTTCACGAGCATATGTATCCCAGTCTTGCCTTGCATCAAGCCATCTGCGATAAAGTTGTTGAGCTTCTTCTGCTCTTTGGTCTTTTTGTATATTTTCCATTATTCGTAATATAGTCAGATTATCATAATAATAAACAAATTAAATTCTTGCACCTGACATAAAGTTATATTGTCTTTTAACAGGTCGCTTTCTTTTATCTACTTCCATCTTTTTAACTCTTGGTTTAGCATTGCGAGTAAATTGTGTTGAAAGCCAAAAAGCATCAATAGTATCATCATGACTACCTTTTGGGAAATCCATAAGTTCAGATATTAAATCTGTCTGTGAGCGTTTAATATGAACAGCTCCTGCTTTAAAAAGAGGTTGAAGACCTTCAAATAGTCTATCTTTCTTCTTTTGATTAGCATAATTCTTTATACCCATATGTATTCCAGGCAAATACTTACCTTCATCCTTGCCTCTTCGCATTACATAGTCTCTAAGCATTTCTTGATAAGTAATTGTTTCAATATTAATTCTTCGGAACTTTTCTTTATATTGGTCGTACATTGTGAAAATTTGCTCTGCACAATCCATTGGTAAAGCTCTTTCTCTCCAATAATCAATTACATAATACTCATTATTTGCTGAAACACCTGTAATCATAATAACACTAAAATCAGCTCTTACTGAAAGAGAAGACGCAGGGTCAACTCCCATAAACAATGTAACATAAGTTTTTGTTCCATCAGTTTCTTCTACATACCAACAATCCGAACTTGAATCATATTTACAAGTTCCATCATATAAGCTCTTATTAATATCTTCTTCTGTAAATATAACATCTTCAGGTGCACGAGCTTGGTTCATGTATTCTTGGTAAAACTTCGATGGAGTACCAGAATCTATGTAAAATTGTTTTCTTGCTTCTAATTTAGGTAATGACCATCTTGATTTCCATATAGGCTCTCCATTTTCTATCGCTTTCCTTGAGAATATATCCCAACTATAATCTGTTCCATCTTTTCGAGTTTTATTATACTCTGTGAGAATATTGTTGAGGAAAGAGTCGTAATGAACAATAGTGCCATTACACCATAAAGCACCACCCTTATCAAAGTCAATAGCAGGGTATACAGCAGCTGTGACCCAATTCTTAATAGCCTGTCTACTTTCAGGCGTTTTTGTGTTTCCTTCTGATTCAAAGTCATCCAATACTATTAATGTGTATCTTGTTGATAATTGTTTCTTTCCACGAATCCTTTGACTTGTTCCCTTTGCTATCATTCTACAATCGTTTTTAAGCCAAATATCCGTCTTTGTCCACTTACTACCTGTTAAATCTCCGAAATAATAATGAACAGCTGGATTCTCATATACATGATTAGCCACCCATTGCAAGTTATCTATTGCTTGGTCTTGTGCTTCACCAACCCAACATATAAACTCAGGATTGTCTTTTGTTGCAAATAAGAATCTGTGCAATATAGCATTAGCTGCCATTGTTGATTTAGCATGGTCACGAGGTAATATCATAGCAACTTGTTGTTTTGTTCTATCTAACATTATCTCACTCATCCGATTATGGAAAGGAGGTGTACTTGTTGCTAAATAATCTTGTGGTGAAAATAGTTTGCCGAAAGTAATAAGGTCATTAAAAGCTAAATGAAGAACTTCTTCATTCTTACTTACATTACCATGTAGGTTTAAATTAGCCATTTATTTAAAATAATCTGTTTTTTTAGGAAAGTTAGGATATGGAGGTTCGGATTCTTGTTCTACTCCAAGCATTGATGATATTTCATCAAGATTAACATTGTGTTTCTTAAATACATTGAATAGTTGTTCTTCATATTTATCATAGTCTTTTTGGCTTTTTCCTTCAAACAAACCAAACAAAGTACCTATATCTTGCATAGTTTGAGGTAAAGCCTCTTTTAGTCTTGATTCTTGATGACCCATCCCTGTAATTCCAAAAAATCCAGGTTTTCCTCTTGCTCCATGAAGAACTTCGTGAAGAAGAGTTTTAATAGTCTCATCTTGCCCTCTAAGGTTTTGAATAAACATAGTGTCTGGAGCTCCAAATTTTCCAGGAGTATTGAGTCCTATAAAAGAACCTTGCATATCAGTAGGAGGTGTTATATTTGAAGCACTATAAACTTTGTTATTAGTCAGATTATCCATAACAGCCATAGCACTTTTTCTACTATCAGCATAATCTCCCCATCCAAATCTTTGGCTTGAATTAATAATATCAGTCATAGTTCCAAGGAAGTCTTGTTGTAATTTATCATCTTCAAATATAAAATCAAATATATTTGGAGAAACTTCTTTTACTCCCTCTACATTCCAACCACCTGAAGTTGTATAGTTCTCTCCTAACCCATTTGCCATTTTATTGTCCGTAATACCTTTGTTGTCTAAGTAATTCTTGTTGTTTATCGGTATTCGTATTTAAATCATCATAATACTCATCACCTATATCATGTTGTTGTGGAGTAGGTATACCCATCATATTCCTAATAAAGTCGGCAATAAAAGGTTTTTTAAAGGCTTCCATACCTTTCATGGCAGGAGAATATATAGGATGGTCACCCACAGGATTAAACAGCAATTCTTGTAGAATATTCCTTCCTCCGTTAACATTTTGCTCACCCATAATGTCATCTAAGACAGTATTAGTATAAGCTGTCTCTCCAGGGTTAAATTGTGTTGGTTTGTTAATGTTCACTATGCCTCTCCTTCTTCAAACTCAGGTAAAATTAATATTGGTATATCGCTTTCTAAATCAAATACGCTTTTGCAACAAGGACAAAGCCAAGAACGCAGGTCAAATGATGGTATCTTAATGAGGAAACCATCTCTATATAATTCATAATCACAAACCGAGCACTTCTTACTTCTTTGATTTGCCCTCGACTTGTCTATCAATATGTGCTTCAATTCTTGCATTGCCTTCTCCCTTAATAGCATTGAGTTGCTCAGGTGTAAAACCTGTCCAAACAGTAAGTTGCTCTTTCTCCGTATTAGATTCAAATATGCCTGCTATTTTAGCAAGGCTTTCTAAACTCCTCAACTTGTCGCTATCTCTTTCAGACAAATCAGCAATGTCTTTAAAGCGTTCAATTAAATATTCAGGAGTAATTCCTACTCCATGTAAAGCTTTTTGCACTTCTTCTTTAACCATGCCTTGTATCCTTGTTGTTGAGACTAATTGTCTCGATTTCATTTTAGCATACTCGTGATTATTTGTTGGAAACGCCTTTTTATAGCTATCTACAGGGTCTACCCCTGACGCAACATACTTTGCAAATACTATTTCACGAGAGGAAAGCTTTTTGTCTTTAGGATTTTGC